TCTTGTGCCTGCTGGGGTGTTGCGAGCAGGTGCTCTTACTGTAAATCTTCCTGACACACCAGGAATTCCGTTCATTAGTATTACATAAATTAACAAAAATTATGGCAAAAGCAAAAATCGGTCTTGTTAAAACGAATTATGTTCCTGGAAAACCCAAAATCACTGCTCAAGGTCGCAGTAAGAATACAAATCTTGCTGCTACCTCACGTAATGGACGCAAAAAACGCTATCGTGGGCAGGGCAATTAAGAAATTTTGACTCACAAACGCCATTTTTGGCGTTTTTTTATGTTTTGACGGGATAGCAACCCCGTAAAAAGTTCTGTTTTAACCTTTTTTGGAGAAAAACAGATGGCAAAATACCAAGTAGATCGTGATATTTCGTATATGAAAGAAAATTGGGGCACCACAAAGCTCATTACTGACTATGGAGTGATGTCTCATAAAGAATCTAGTAAAAAAAATGATCCACCAGAGGATAGAATGTCTAGACCTTGTGGTGGTAAGGGTGGTTTCGATGATTATGTAGAAAGATGGCATTGAATCTCTGCTGATGGGGGTATAAATAATGTTATAAATATGGTATTTTTATGCCCATCAGCAGATCTTTCAAAGATATCAGCGTAACGTTTGATAAAAATTTTGTGACTGATGATCTGATGGTCACAAAAGATTTTAACGCGATCAAACAATCTGTTCGTAATTTGATTGTAACTGTTCCTGGTGAAAGATTTTTCAATCCCAATATCGGTAGTAGAATCACAAATCTCTTATTTGAACCTCTTGATTTCATTAATGCCAGTTTGGTTAAAAGTGAAATTGAGTATACTATTAATGCTTTCGAACCAAGAGTGAGATTGATCGAAGTAATTGTTGATGAAAATTATGATGATAATGGTTATGATGTAGAAGTTGAGTTTGAAGTGGTTGGATTGCCAGAAAAATCACAATCATTAAACTTATTTCTAGAAAGAACTAGAGCATAATCAAATGGCATATAATCAGTTAACAAATTTAGATTATTTTGATATAAAGGTTGCTCTTAGAGATTATCTAAAGGCAAACTCTGATTTCAGTGATTATGATTTTGAAGGTTCTACATTAGGAATGCTTCTTGATGTTTTAGCATATAACACCTATTATTCGGCATTCAATGCCAATATGGTGGTTAATGAAGCATTTTTAGATTCTGCTACCGTTAGAGACAACGTAGTTTCACTAGCAAAACAGTTGGGGTATGTTCCAAGATCATCTGTTGCTTCTTCTGCTGCAATAGACTTAACATTAGAGTTATCTTCTGGAACAACGCTCCCTGAAACTGTTTTTTTAAAAAGAGGAAATGCTTTCATTTCATTAGTAAATGATCAGGTATATCAATTTGTTGTTCTGGATGATATTCAAGCAACGGTATTGCCAAATAATACTGTATATTTTCCGTCAGTTAAAATTTATGAAGGATCTTTTGTAACTGATACCTATACAGTTTCTTCTACAGAACAATTTACTGCAATATTAGATAATCCTGGGATTGATACATCTTCTATTAGGGTTAGAGTTTTTGATTCTTCTAGCAGCAGTGTATTCCAAAGATTTGTTCAATCTGATAATATTTTAAACGTAAGCCCAAGTTCGCCAACTTATTTTGTAAATGAGATTGAGGATGAAAACTATAAAATTACATTTGGGGATGGTGTATTTGGCAAAAAACTTCTTCCAGGTCAAATTGTAGAAATTAGTTATCTAGTAACTAACGGACCAGAAACAAATGGAACTAGTAATTTTACATACAGTGGAGTAGTTACTGATATTTCTGGCAACACAAATTTTGTTGCTACTGTAAACAACCTTACAGTATTGACAAAAGCATTCGGTGGATCAAATATAGAAACTATCGATAGTATTAAAATTAATGCTCCTGCAATGTATGGCACTCAAAATCGTGCTGTGACATCAAGTGATTATACTGCAATTATTCGTAGAGTTTATCCTGTTGCATCTGATATTATTACATTTGGTGGGGAAGAAGCAGATCCCCCAGAATACGGTAAAGTAAAAATAGCAATTAAACCTAGAAACTTATCTTTCTTATCATCTTATACTAAAAAGATTATTTTAGATGAGTTGAGAAAATATTCCGTTGCTTCAGTAATCCCAGAGATAGTAGACGCATCAATTATATTTGTTGAAATGTATTCTCGCATCTTTTATGATCCAAGAGTAACCACTTCTACTGCAGACGCAGTAAAAGCAAAGATTATAGAGAATATTAATAATTATATTGCCAGTTCAGACACTGAGAAATTTGGCGGCAAATTTAGATATAGTAAATTTATTAGTGTTATTGATAGTTCTGATAGATCTGTAAAATCTAACCTCACTGAAATTGTCATGAGAAAGGATTTTTATCCTTCGTTAAATAATACAGCATATTATGAATTTTGTTTTAATAATCAATTTGCTATTGATATTGACACCAAAACTTTAACTTCCACAGGATTTAAAGTTCAAGAATATCCTCAATATACTGTTTATCTTGAGGATCGTGATGGAAAAGTGGTTCTTTACAGATTGGATTCACAAACTTCCGAAAAAATTGTTTTAAACAATAATCAAGGAATTATTAATTATGAAAAAGGTGAGGTTCAATTGTATAATTTAACTATTATTGAAGGAAGTTATGATGATGATAAGATTGAAATACGTCTAAAACCAGAATATAATGACATTCTCGCTAAAAGAGAAGTTTATTTAGATGTAGACATCGACAAAAGTATTTTCACCCTTATTCAAGAGTAGAATAAATGGCATCCAAGGTAAGAAATCTGTCTGCTTTAATTGATAAGCAATTACCCAACTTTATATCTACAGAATACCCAAAGTTCACTGCTTTTTTACAAAAGTATTATGAACAGTTAGAATTACCTGGACAACCATTAGATTTAATAAACAATCTGATTAAGTATCGTGATATTGATACTTATGAATCAAGTATTCTACAAGAAAATACAGTATTGACAGCAAATGTATCTTCTTCGGCTACAACCATTACTGTTGCTGATACTAGTTCTTTTCCTAGCACTAATGGATACATTTTAATTAACGATGAAGCTATTTTCTATCGCAGTAAAACAAGCACAACATTTGTTGATTGTTATAGAAACATAAACGCTACTACTAAATTAGGCGATTTATATAATAAATCTGACATTAAAACGGTAGCATATGAAGATTTAGGTGAGGGTAAAGTTCATTTATCTGGTTCTGCAGTTCTAAATGTAAGTAATTTATTTTTATATGCTTTAGTAAAGAATTTTGAAAAAGAATACTTAGGATCTTTTCCAGAAAAAGATTTAAAAACAGAAGTTGACAGAACTCTGTTAATCAAAAATATCAAGAAGTTTTACGCAGCAAAAGGAACTGATCAATCGATTCGATTTATTTTTAATTCTATTGTCGCAAAAGATCCTTCTGATATACCAACTGTCTACTATCCAAATCAAAGCACATATAAAACCTCTAATGGCGAATGGATTAACAAATATGCATTAAAGGTAAAAGTATTATCTGGAGATGTTACTAAAATATTAGGAGAAAAGGTTGTTCAATCTCAAAGTCTTTCTGACGCCTCTATAAAGAATGCTTTTGGTGTAGTAGATAATATTTTAGATGTTGGAGATGGATTTTATGAAATTATCCTTGCAACCGAAACAGTAGTTGGTCAATTTTCTGTAACAACTAGAACTTATCTAACTCAACAATTAAGTAATACTGAAGCATCTGGAAATAAGATTAATGTATACTCAACTGCTGGATGGAATAACAGTTCTGGAAGTATTATTATAGGAAATGAAATCATTGTATTCAAAAATAAAAATATAAATCAATTTGAAATCGAATCAAGAGGTCAAACACCATTATTTCATACAGTCAATACTGTAGTATACGATAATTCTCCTATAACAGCAACATACATTGACAATAATGGAGTAACTCAAACTGTAAAACTGCTTGTTTTTGGAATACTTTATAATTTATCGCCATCTTCTTTAAATCCACATTCAAAAGAGGGAGATTTTATTCAGATTTCCGATTCTGGATTTGAAAGCAGAAATGTTATTTTATTCGATAATGTTTCGGGATCGTATAGATGGCATATTAACGAAAATAACACTTCTCCATTATCCACCAACTCATCTATTCAATCTAATTTAAATGAAGTAATAGCAGATGTGTCTGCTATTTTTGAAGATGAGCAATACTATTACATCACTTCTTCTGGATTTCCTAGTCATACTATAGGAAAAAATAATTGGAATATTTCTTTTTCTGATCAGAAAAAATTAAAGTTAATCAGAAAAACTCCAACTAGAACCACAGAAATTTACAAAACACAACCAAATGAAGTAGGCATTTTACTAAATGGCACTACTGTAAGAAGTTATAAAGATACTGATGAGAATTTGGTAGTTTTTGGAGAAATTACGAATGTAGAAGTAACTAATAAGGGAAGTGGTTATAAGAATACTCCTTATGTTTTAATACAAGATGGTGCGGGGGAAATTGTCGCAGAAGCAAA